ACGTCCTTGGATTCACACTCTGAACAACTAGATTTACCATGATATAATATATCAGTTTCACATGCACAATTTGGACATGGCTCAACAACATTGAATGGTTTAGTAAACCTAACTTTCCATTGCTCTTTTAAAAAGTCTATCATGCTACCTCCTCCTCAAGTTCAAATTCAAATCTTTCATCTCCGATGTATAACTCTTCATCTTCTTTATCAGATTTAGATAAAGTCAAATCTTCCCAGTTGTTTATACAATGCATGGGTACGTAGTTAGTATTCTCTTGCAATACATCATCAGTAGATGTTGCATACTCACCAGAATTTTTTAATTCTTCAACAACTTGTTCAGCTAAAGATTCCAAGTCATCATTACCTCTGAATCTCCACTCAAGAAAATTATCTTTATCAACCAATACTTTTTGTTCACTCATGCTACCTCCCTGTGTAGAGTCTCTTGTATAAATTTAGGTTTGTTAACGTTTGTCCACTCATGCATCGCTATCTTTGCATGTGTGTAGTATCGTCTGTATGATTCAACTGTTTGTTCAAACGTGCTGTAATCATCTGACTTGTATTCATCAGGCATACACAATGGTGGTAGTGTAAAATCGTGCATAGGAAATACTTTGAATATTTTATCACTCAATATGCCTGCGATTGTAATGTCGATGATCGCATCAATAGACTTGTGTGATGTACCTACACGATGATGCCACTGATTAGATAAACCAGTGGCTAACGTGATAGCATACTCAAAGTTAGCAGATGAATCACCAACCCACCTAGTCATAGGGTGGTTTTGATATGCCTCCTTGTAAGGTGCAATCTTTGACAAGCCATGCCGATGCAACGCTGTCGATGTCATCTGTGCAATTTCCAATATGATTTTGCCAACATGCTTGTCGCCATACATCACACTTGATTGCATAGGATTCTTATCTAAGAAAAATATATTCATCTCTTACCTCTATTCTCTCGTTCAGTTAGTTCTCTGATGTGTACCCAAACATAGTTAGGTTTAAGTGTTGGGTGTCTTAATCTTAATAACGTTAGTATCTTTCGTATCAGTTTCATGTGTGTGTCTCCTGTGCAAGGTTTCTATTCGTGAGTCTAAGTCTCTTACTAAGACTTTCACATTGCGTGGAATGTGTTGCACAATACACACTCCACTATCGATCACTATATCTACTGTATTTCTATCTACCTTCATTCAACCTCCTTAATTGGTGAATAGTATTGCGATGTATCTGGATCATAGATGACACCTGTCTTGATACAATCTCGTAACCATGATCGTAATCCAAAGTAATGCTCATCTGTTATGATGATACCTTTGTCATCTAATGGTTTGATCAAGCTTGCAAAACTAGACTCGATCAATCTATTGATCTCGTCAGTAGTCATACGAGAATGTGTTGCTTGATGACTAGGCTTAGGCTTTGCAACCTTAACCTTCTTCGTAGCAGGCTTGTCGTATGCACTGTCTCGTATACTATCTGGTATAGTGAGAAGAGTATCTTCTTCTTCTATGCCATCAAGCCACGTATCATGTGAGTAATCAGTATCGAATATACTTGATTGTTTTGGTTTAGTCTCAACACCCATCAACTTGTCTAGCTGTGAGTCACCTATAGTCTCGTCAATATCTTTCGTCATGTATCCTCCTATGAATAATTAAAAATTGACATAGCATCATCAAACTCTTGATGTGCTTGTTCCTGTTTAGCTACTTGTTCCTTATGAACTTCATCATCTACTGGTAGTAGAATGCTTTCATACATCATGTCATAGTGACCCCTTGCAGATCGATATGAACTTCCATACTGAAAGCCTTGTCTAGTGTAGCTGTATTTGTTTGACCCTTCTTTCCATTCTTCTTCTGCCTTATTGTACCAAACTCTTTTACAGTTAATGGGTCTATCTCCTTCACTATCCATTGATGTTATCTCATAGTATTCATGAGCATGTTTTATGAACTTAGTACCAACAGGTAATCCACGCATGTCAATGTCTTTGGTTTTCATACGAGGAAAAGTAATGGTACTTGGGTCAATATCTTTTTGACCTTTGTTTTCATTATCCCAACCATGAACTGGGGTAGTAAATGCTACTACTTTAGCTGTTCTACCCCAACCCCACCTTGCGTGCGTGTGATTGGTATCCATGAGACGTACAACTGCACCACCATAAGTCTTAGCATGTGTACCCACTGGAAAATATAAAAAATTGAATAGAGGTTTACCCTCTACCACCTTTGGCTCTATCGTAACTTCTTTTGACGACATGTAAAATTACTCCAATTAGTTCGTGATTTGTTTTGCTTACCTTCAGTTCATCTGAATTAAGCCATACCTCTCTCCATACTCTGGGGTGTTGAACACCGAACTTAGCTATCCAACTTGTAGGTATTGTATACTTGCGAAAGATTTTCATTTCATCTGCCTAACCTTTTGCTTATCAGCTTTGATTAGATCAGCGTTGTCGATAACAAATCTCTGACCAAGTAATCTCTTTGCAATCTTATCCATCACTGCTTTAGGTAAGTCATCGAAGTCATGTATGACTGCATGATCTGGATAGAATCGTTTGACTGCCTCTGATGCAATGCCGATACCTATGACATCAACACCATTGTCTACTGCATACTGCACTGCATTACGTAGATGATTGTTCTCAGCATTAGTTCCCAGATCACAACGTGATGCAGGATATCCATCACTCAGCACAAGTAACACCTTACGTTTCTGTCTTTGCTTAAGTAATCTTCTTGTTGCTTGTAGTACGGAACACCCATCAGCATTTGCACCACCGCATCTTGCAGCTACCTTCAGCATGTTACCTAGTGACTTACGTGCCTCTTGGATACGATCCTTGAATGACTTGTAGATGTACATATCAGTAGGCTCACGTCTTCCGTAAGCTGTCGTATCATCAAAATACATTTGCTTTTCTACCTTGGTAAGAAAGTCTGACCCTGTAGAGAAACCAAGTATCTCAAGTTCACAACCAGTCTTGTAAACACTCTCAGTCAATCCGATACATGCTTGCATAGCTAGTCTCATCTTTTCACCATGCATACTACCAGAGTGATCAACAAGTATAGTCACTGCTGTGTCTATCTCCTTAATACTTTCCTTAATCTTAAAGACATTTGGATAGCCATTGTATGCACTCACAAGTCGCTTAGTATCAAGTCGTCCAACCTCATGACCACTATCCCAACCTCTAAGTTGAGTTGCCATCAATGATCTCTCAAGCTTACGTCTCATGACACCAAGTGAACTACTCATCTTGGATACGGCAGACTTATACTTTGCATTACCTTTCTCATCAGCCATGTATTTACCAAAGGTATAGTTTTCATGATAATCAGACATGTACTTATTGTCTTGATCAGTAGCATGATGATACTTGTCACTTGATGTACTAAGAATACGAAAGGGTAAACCTTCTTTGTTCCTACTACTATTCCTGTCTGGCATCTTCTCTCCAACAAGTATCTCTTCAATGTCAAGACTAGGATCGATTGGATCAACGCTTGCTCCACTAGGATCACTAGCTTCATGACCACCTTGCTCAAAGTCTTTTTTCTTACCAGACTTAGAGTCACCTTGTGATTTGTTACCCTGAGAGTTTTTTGCACTGCCTTCCCTTCCTGTTTTTGTCCCTCTCTTGCTACCATCTCCGAAGATACAGTTAGTCAGCACGTCTTCCATCTCTGGCTCGCCATTGTTTTTACGTACCATGTCAGCAACACTGATCGCTGCTGTGATCATGTCTTTGGTATCTCGCATACCATCAACCATGTCTGTCCAGTTCTCAACTTGCTTACGAATGTCATCAGGTAATGTGTCTAAACATTCTTCATTGCCTGAATTGTATCCAAGTCTACGTCTGCCTTCCCATGTGATAGCAACTGCACCTACCTTACGTTCATCATCAGCAATGCTTGCATCTTTATCGTATGCTTTCTTGTAACTACGATTGACAGCCTTAGCTGTTGCCTCAAGGTTACGTCTGCTACCAGAGTATTCATCAGTGATGACACGTTCGATACGTACATCTTCCAATGCATTCATGAAGACAGGTAAATATTTATCTTCGCACATCATCGCTTCATGAACTGCTTTTGCATACAACTCATTGTCAGTGTGTTTGATATGACCAGCCTCATGATCAACGTAGCCACGTCCAACTGATACTTGATCTTCAGTTAAGTTTTTACCTTGTGGCAACGCAGGCATCCATATTGTACTGCCGTCTGTCTTTGCCTCATTACCTGCAAAGACGACAGAGATATCATGTTTCTTACCAAACGTACGTGCAGCAGCATCGCATGATTGTTCGAAGACATGAGTAGGTATTCCTTTTTCCTTTTCCATATTAATCCTCATATTTAAAGTTAAGTGGTGTGCCAGATCCCGTGTCGAATACACGTTGAGCAATCTCACTTATGTTTGCAAAGTCTTGATGACCACATCTGTTAAGAATAGATTTGGTAATCGCAAAGGTTAACGCAGCATTATGATTACCACTCATCATTGGTAGAAAGAATGTGTACATCTTTGCACATGTCATCAACCCTCTGATAGATGTCGTCATGTAGATTGTGCCATTCTTGAATGCATCACGTATCTCGTTAGCAAACTTGACCATCTGTTCAGCAAGCTTTACATCTAACCCTGTTGCTGATGCTACAAGTAAGTCTCTCTCATCTATTGGTCGTAGATAAGGTACTGATGTAAAGACATTGAATCTATCTAGGAATGCAAGTGATTGATGTCTTGCACCTTGATAACTTCCTGTCTCGTCACCTTGACCCTTGGTGTTAGCCGTAGCAAAGATTCTGAACAACGGGTGTGGCTCAATGAATCTGTCTCCGTCTTCTAAGATGGTAAAGCCTTTGTTTTCCAAAGCACGTTGCAATACATAAGCAACATCTGGTCGTACAAAATCTATCTCATCAAGACACAAGACAGTAGGTGTTCTAACTGCTTGTGGAATGATACCATCTATGAATTTAGATTTGGTTGATCCACTCTCTGACATGAGTACCTCTCTGCCAACTAAGTCTTGACGAGTAATCTCACTATCAAAGTTGATACGTTTGAATGGATAACCAAGCTTGGCACATATCTGTTCAAGCAATGTTGTCTTACCTGTACCAGTGTGACCAGATAGATAACCTTTCTGATTATGTAACAGACAATACAATACATCTGATACTAACTCTGGTCGAAACACATAATGTGGATCAAGCTCAGGTACATCAGGGTTGGGTTTCTTCCATTTGAATGTAGGCACTTCGTAATCCAATGCCTTCACCTTCTTACCTTGATTGTTTACAAAGATGTCCATTGCATTTTGCATGACAACTTCAGCATCAGCCTCGGTGATTGGTGTGGAAGATTTGTTTGCAGAAGTTGAGGAGTTTGTAACAACCCCAGCAGGAAAGCTTGGAGTCGATACTTTCTTTTGCAAATCCTGTATGGTTTTATCTTTCTCCTCCATGTCAGCTTTGTGATTGATTGTATTAATGACACCTCTGTTAGCTGCATCAAGTATATCAGCCAATGTAAGTGACTCACCCATAGATGACATGAGAGTATTAACAACTTCCAATGTCTTCTGCTCAACATGTAAGCTGTTGTCATCTACGTTGTCTTCTTCGTCTCCTATTGGATCTTCTTCAAAACTCATGAGCTTAGGTAAATCCATCTCATTGCACATGTGTTCGAGTTGATCTCTTATCTCCATGTCATGAGGTTGAATTTCTTCGTAGCTAGGTGCATTGCCTGCACTTTCACGAGATGCAAGTATAGCTTTGAGTGAGTTCCAACGTGTATCTGCGTGATGCACATGTTTCAATGCAAACAATACAAAGTCTGTCTCTTCTGCTGAGTCTAAGTATTCCTTGTATAGTTTTGTTACAGTATCACCTTCATTAGCATGAGCTAGTCTTGACTTATGACGTGATCTTAAACTATCATACAACTGTATGAGTAGCTCAAGGGATAAATCCAATGTGGATTTTAGTCGATCTTTGTCCATATAAATACCTTTCATAAGAACGTGTGTGTGGTCGATGTGTATTTGTAAATAAACAACAGCCTAATGCTGTACAAATACACATCATCAAACAGGTTGAAGAGAAAACGAGCGAAGAATAAACCTCAGCCTGCTTGATGATATGTAGTTGTGGGGGAAAGTTATGTAGTTGTGATCATGTTACCTCAATTCAGTTCAGTTAAGTTGTGTGTGTGTTGTGTATAGAGTACACTAATTGTAATTGTATGTAAAGTGTAGTTGTTAAGCTGTTGTAATAAACGCCATCAATTCTGCGTATCTGTCACTGTCAAAGCCTGCATCTTCCTCTGCCATTTCCTTACAACCTAAACCTTCCATATCATGCCACTCGACCATCATGTCATGTAAGCAATCTAAAAAATGCTGTTCGTTATTGAACGCACTGTCTTTACCTAGTGTTACTTTAATCTTCATACTGTTCTCCCTAGATTATAAGTTAATTATTTTTATTTGTTCCAAATAAAATAATTAACTAATGATTTTCTTTTGAAGCCTTGTGTCTATTGCGTCTATGATTTTCTTTGCTGTCTTTGCAAGCTTTGCATGTAACGCAATGTTATCCTTGTGACGTTGCAACACAACCTTTCTTTCTTCTCGTGTACCTTCTGGTAGTTGAGGTTGATTGCCTATCTTTGACCACATGCTTGTCATGTTTGCTTTTCTTGCAGACTCAAGTAAGTCTCTGACACATGGTAAACAATGGTCTTGTAGTTGATCGCCTGCCACGTCACCTTTGTAGTGATGACGTGGATAATCTTTTTCGCATGAATTACATATCATTGTGGTCACCTAAGTATGTAGTATACATTCCGATACCAGTCATGATCGTCATACATAGAAATATCGTAAACATTTCTCCATGTATCCACCATTCTCTGAATGCAAGAAAGGTAGCAATCGCAGATGTAGTTGTGAGTAGTATGCATATAAATCTAATCATAAAAACCTCGTGTGTGTGAAAGTTAATGCATGAGAGCCTGTCACCCGACAATCGATCGGTATCTAGCCATTGGTTAAGCCAATGGCGGTAGGCTCTCACACAGATGTACATAAGTACCTCCCAGTAATTACTTACTGCTATGCAGTAAGTAAGTTGATTAATTCAGCTTTGGTAAGCCTTGCGTAATTCGTAGACACTGGTGTAGCTTGCTTCTTAGCAAGGTTGTGAGTAGCAGTCGCCAAAGCTTTCTTAAGCTTTGGTGTAGGTGACTTCGCAACACGAGCCGTAAGCATTGCAACAGTAGCCTGTTGCTGTGCAACAGTACGTGGTGCAGATGGCGTATCAGCCTTAACCTCAACCTTGGTCTTAAGACCAAGATCGGACATCTTCACGGCACGACATTGGTCAACAGCAAAGCTGTCAGAAGTGCCAACAACTGAAGTACCTTCAGTTGCAGATGTAGCGATGAAAGGCAATACCTTGCCTTTACGGACAACACCGAAGCCTTTGCCGTCAGGCAAAAGACGTAGTGGTCGTGATGCAGTAGCAACTGTGTTGCCAGAGTTGTTAACGAAGTTAACAGTAACGTTTGTAGATGTAAGCATAAAAGCTCCTTTTCGTCAGTGAATCGAAGATTCAAAACACACCATGTGAAGGGAATCGAAGATTCAGTTTTCCGTCAGAGTTTTGAGGTGGTAGGTTTAATACCCTCTCACTTTGAGAGGGTTTAAACCTTAACCAGAATTTGCCGTTTTGTGTGCCTCTGTGTCATGATCGTATGTCACAACGAAATGGCGGAAAGTTTGTTGCAAAATCGGTAGGTTATGGGTTTTATCCCCTCTTATTCTAAGAGGGGTAAAACCCTATAAAAATCGGCTTCTCTCGTGTGCGTCTGTGCAAGACGACAGCTTACCACAATCAAGGGTATAACCCTTGATGTGACAGTATTTTCATGTGTGAAGGTTATCTTTTTGCCTCTCGTAGAGAGTAAACCGAAACGTTTGAAAACCTATGTAAACAACCTTAATAAGGTTGTATACAGCACCAGAAACCCTACGTATCCTGCAAAAAACCTAGGTTTTTCGTGTGTCAACATGTGTGTCACGCAAGACATGGGGGGCGTACCCTGCGACCCGACGACGGCATGTGCCACGTTGCTGTTGGATACCTACATAAAATTCTGCAAAACTAACAACTTCTGTATGGAAAAGGAGACATTATATGGTTGTAACTAATAGACAAAAAGACTTTAAGGAGTCAAAAATATCAGCAACAGATTTTGCAAAGGCTATAAAAAGCTTAGACTTATCTGCAATCTCTGATCCTGAGAAAAGAAAACAAGCCATTATAGAAAGAGTATTTAAGATAATGGTTGAAGAGATAAAAGATTCTACTGTCAAAAAAAAATTGCAGTCAGAATTGAAAACTTTGGAGTATCACAAAAAACAAATGGGAATATAAATGCTGACTCGTAAAGATGCAGCGAAGAGACTTCTTGTATTACGTAATGCAGAAGAAACATTTTTGGGTTTTGTTAAAATGCATCATGCTAAATTTGAATTAGCAAAATTCCAACGAGACTTAATAAATAAACTAGATGATGTTGAAAGAGGTAAATGTAAACGCCTGATGATTAACATGCCACCAAGACACGGCAAATCATTTCTCGCATCCTGTCTATTCCCAGTTTACTATGTTGGTCGTAATCCTGAGCGTGCCGTGATGTGTGTTACTTACAACTCAGAATTATCCATGACATTCGGAAGACAAGTCAGACAATATGCAAAGGATCCTAACACACTACAAACATTTCAAAACATGGAGTTGTCTGCTGACTCTCGTGCCGTAGATAACTGGGGTACAACAAAAGGTGGTGTCTACTACTCTATCGGTTTGGGTGGTACAACAACAGGTAGACGTGCCAACCTCCTCATCATTGATGATCCTATCAAATCTCGTGAAGATGCAGACTCAGCAACACAACGAAATAAAGTTTGGAATTACTATGTAGCTTCCCTACTCACTCGTCTACAACCACTTGACTCACAACCACCAGCCGTTATCTGCATTGCTACTCGTTGGCATCCAGACGACTTATGTGGTCGTATTCAATCACAAGAAGATTGGAATGAATGGGATCACATTAACTTTCCTGCCATCATTGATACAGAATCAGATAATGAAATACGTAATCCAGAATACGCACACTTACCATTAGCAAAAGTATCTCGTTACAAACGCTACATCAAAGTAAAAAAACAAATACCTTTATGGGAAGAAAGATTTCCTATGTCAGACTTGCGTAAAATGGAAAGACTTAACCCTCGTGAGTTTGCTGCACTGTATCAACAATCACCATACATCAAAGGTGGTAACATGATTAAAACAGAGTGGTGGAAATACTATGATAAAGAAGACATCGACTTAGAAAAATTCCCTACCATCATCATTGCATGCGATACAGCATTTAAGAAAACATCGACTGCCGACTACTCCGTAGCCGTTGTCGCTGGCTTAGACAATCAAGGAGACATATACATCATCGACATTAAACGATCACGTTATGACTTTCCTGAATTAAAACGTATGCTAATCACCCTCAATACCAAATGGCGTGGCAGAGGTTTACGTGGCATACACATAGAAGATAAAGCATCAGGCATGTCACTGATACAAGAGTTAAAAAATCAATCAGGTATGGCAATCATTCCGTACAAAGTATCTTCCGACAAAGTATCTCGTGTCTCTGCCATCACCGACTTAATAGAAGGTGGTAGAGTCTTCTTACCTAAAGCTGCAGTATGGCTTGATGATTTTATAGAAGAAGCAGTCTCATTTCCTAATGGTACACATGATGATCAGATAGATGCCTTATCAATGGCATTAGATAAACTATCACGAATGTCATTCAATGCAGGTGAATTAGAATCTACACCTCTTACAACAATGGGATCATTACAAAGTGAACTGAAAGAGAAAAAAACAACTTGGTTTGGATGGGGTGAATAAGGACGACATACTCTCTTTCTTTCTTCTATTTATAACAATTAATCAGGAGCAGCATGCAAGGTTACAGAGAAAAGATAGTTAACGATGAATCTAATGTCGTAATAGATTTATCACGTCACATTGATAAGCTAATGAAGTATGAAGATATCTCTTCAGACTTAAATGATGAAGAGGAACACAAGATAGTTTCTTACGTTAAATCAATGGTAGATATGTCTCACGAAAAAATTAGAGGCAGATACGATCACTGGAGAGAAACAGATAAGGCACATGATGTGTATGTTTCTCCAACACAAACTAAGTTTAGAGAAAAAGCAGTTATTGCCGATACTCGTGCAGTAGCTGATACAGTAACAACTTATTTGATGTCTGCATTGGCAGGAAGAAACCCCATGTTTATGTTGGAAGGTTTAAATAGAAAGTCAAGAAAAGTTGCTGCTGTATTAGAAAGAGTTTTACATCAACACATGA